GATTTCGAGAGTGAAATTAATATTCAAGACTGGAAGCCGTTCCGAGCGGGAAGGCAAAACAGATAAAACCTTGACGATGTGATAGGCATTTTTGTCCCCTGGGTTTAGCATGGTCCTGGAGGGTCTAAATGGCTATCGGGCAAGGACTCAGTTCCATGGCACCAGCGAAGGTCCCGGGAACGCCTGCCGGCTCAGTCCTCCAGACCGCGCCTACGGGCTCGATGATGCAGGTGACTCCACCGAACTACGGGCCCAATGCCCCGGCTTTGCCTGATGGCCCGGTGGGTGAAGAACCCATGTTCGAGGAGAAAGAGATCGATGCCGTGCATAAATTGCTCGGATCGTTCTACCAAGAGATCGACTTGGCCGACTACGGGCGTCGAGAAAAAGAATCCAAGTGGATGAAGATCAATAAATACAATGCCGGCAAGGATGTGAACGAGCCGCAGGATGGGTATGAGGAAAGCACGTTCTTCTACCGCCGTCTTCCTCGTTTGATCCAGATCGCCAAGGCCAAGTTGTTCAAGAATGTCTGGCCGATTCAGGGCCGGCCATGGGAGATCAAACCCTCCCCTCGCAACGACCCGCAGAGGATGTCGCCAGAGGAACAAGAACTGCGCATCCGGCATCTCCGCGAGGAATATGAAGACATTCATGAAGCCATGGAGATGGAAAACTTCATGGACGACATGACCCAGTTCATCGCCACCTATGGTTCAGCGGTGGTCTATGGACCTGTCCAGATTTCCAACCCTCGCCTGCGCTTCCAGGATGGCTCCGATGTAATCGAGGCGGAAGATAAGGCCAAGCCGATGTGGACCATGTATGACCCCCAGTGGGTCTACCCTGATCCCAACGGCAAGAAGGCACAGGAAATGGAGTACGTTCATTTCCACCATGTGTGGTCTGGGCACCAACTCCGTTCCCTCCAGGAAGACCCAACCTTTATTGCCAGTGAAGTGGCCGATCTTATTCACGATATGCCATTCGGAGATTGGGCCGGCAATCTAAAACGGTGGGAAATAGCACCTTTCATTACCAATGTGTCAAATGCTGCGCTCAACCGGTATGTGGTCTGGATGCGAGTGGGCATCCTTACGAAAGACGCGCTGGAAGACCTGGGCCAGAAGTTCCCCCACCTCAAAGATTTGGACAAGACCCAAACCAAGGATATGACGGACTCCATCTGGGAGATTTGGTTCTGTCAGAAGCACATCCTCAAGATCAGCAAGCGCAAGTTCCAGCCCTGGAAGATGCCCGTCAACTTTGTGCCCTTCAGGCGTGACCCGGGCTCCATCTTCGGCATCGGCGTAGGTGAGAGCGCCCTTGAAGTGGTCGAGATGCTGGTCAATGTGGTCCGCTCCATCGATGACGACATGGCCGACACCTCCGGGTTCCAGGCGATGATCGATGCAGCCGGCGTCGAGAATAAGGATCTCCGGGTTCGCGGTCGCAAGACCTGGATCTATCGGAACAAGGGCGTGAACCGGAAGGAAGGCCCCAGCGGTAAACCCGTGGAATTTTTCAAGGTGCCCAGCAACCTGGAGCACCTGATGGCTTGCTACAAGCTATTTGAATCCATGTTACCCATCGTGACTGGCGTGACCGAGGCGGCAACCGGGCTGGACATGGGTTCTGGAGTGCGTACGGACAACATGGCCAATGCTGTCTGGGCCAGTTTGGAAGAGTTCATCCGAGACACGGTTGGCAATTGCGACCGCTATTGGTGGAAGCCTCACCTCCGCGATGCCTACCAGTGGATCCAGGATTTCTACCCAGACTGGGAGAAATACAAGGTTGAGGCCGACCTTCTGGTCCAGGGTGTGCGCGGAGCCCTGAAACGGGAGATCGTGGGACAGAGGGTCCGCGAGTTCTTTAACGAGTCTCGCCAGGTTCAGCAACCGGATTGGATGGACGAGGTTGAAATGCTGAGGGCCATCGCTGAGGGCCTGGGCCTTGACCAAGAGAAGGCCGTCCTCACCCCAGAGCAGTTTGTGGAGAAGACGAACCTCAAGGCGAAGCAGGCGCAGATCCAGGCGCAGGCGGGTAGGGACCCCAACAAGGCCGAACAGGGCAAGCAGAGGGCGCAGATGTCCAAGCAGGATGCCCAATTGAAGGCGTTCACTGGCATTCCCGAAAACGCCGAGACGGTCAAACTCGCTGCCTTCCGTAAATTGGCCGAAGAGACGGGTCTCATGACCCCCGAGTTGAAGATGGCGCTGGACCAGTCCATGCCGATGGCCATCCACCGGGACGTAGCCAAGCACAACGCCCAAGACCCGAACAACCCGACCCCCGAGGAGGCGCCCAATGCCCAGGCATAATCAGACGCCCGAGGACATCAAGGAAACCCTCCAGGACCGGTTCAAGGAATGCTACGGCATCGATGCCGGTACGGCTGCGGTCTTGTTCAACAATATGGCTTTGAAAACCATGCTTGAGCATATGTACCGAGAAACGATGGAAGGGTTGTTGGAATGTCCAAACCTCGCAGTGGATGGGCCCCGTATCCAGGGCCAAGCACAACTACTCAACACCCTGCTTGAGATCCCCAAGGAGATCGAGCAGATTCAGACAGCCAACGATTTGGACTGATCCGGGTCGCCAGGATAACCCTGGTCCCCGTCAGTCATTTGGAGCAACACAATGGCAGATAAGACGTTCAAAGAACCGAAACCCTCTCCCAACGATCAGGCGGGTCTGGACATTCTTGCCCAGGCTGGCTTTGTTCGTGACCCGGAGACAGGGCAGATGGTTCATCAGGAAAGTTTTCAGGGCGGCGATGACACGACCAACGATCCCGGGAACCCTTTCGGCTCGGAAGGAACTGTCGAAACCGTCCACACGGTCATCCCAGGCCAAGACCGGCTGGAGGTAGGCGAGGACGATCCCCTTCCCACCGAAGAAGTGGCAGAGGAATCCGCACCACCCCAGAAGCCCATCAAGGATGGGGCCCAGACCGAAGAAGGGCTGGCCAAGCGGGAGTCCGATGCCCGCGAAGCACAGAGGGCCATGGGCAAAGCCCAGGCGAAACTGGAAGCCACGCTCGCTCAGGTCAACAAGAAGTTTGGCGACCTCGATGAGCAGATCCAGAGGCTTTCTACCCTCCAGGTTACGTCTGGTGGCATCCCCACCGACCTAAACCCTGCTGATGCGGCCACGGTCACGCAGTATCGGGAGGACTACCCTGAAGCCATTGGGGTCATGGAAGCCCTGATCGCCCCCCTGTACCAGATCATCGGAGACCTGCGGGAGCAGGTTAAGGCAGTCGTCCAGAACCAGGGCCAATTCTTCTCCAAGATGAAGGAGGAGGAAGTCTTCAGCGGGATTTACCATAAGATCCCGAAGGAGAAGGTAGCGTCCCTCACCACGGACCCCGTTTTCCTGGATTGGTTGGCAAGCAAGCCCCCAGTCAAGGGTAAGTACTACGTGGATGTGCTCAACAATACGAGCAGGTACACGTCCGAAGAGGCGCTTGATGTGTTCAAGGATTTTTCCAGGGACACTGGCGTTGACCTAGGCCTGAACGGGAAACCGGCGCGAGTCGCCCACCCCATGGACACTGCCCCCAGAGTCCGAACCGGAAGTGCGCTCCCGCCACCTCCCTCACTTCAACCTGAAACCCCCACGGAAGACACCCCTCTGTCGCTCGCCGAACTGGCCACTTTTGGAAGAGACCTCCAGAACGCCAGAACGGAACGGGAGCGGGAAGTCCTCCGCAAACGCTTTGCCGCATCCACGATCAACATTGACGGGCGGAATGCTCCGCAGTTCGCCTAGTTGTTGACGGGATCCGGCACCACCTGAAAGGAATCCATCATGGCCATTATCCGCGATCCCAACCCCAGCCCAATGACGGGCGTCACCGACTCCAGCCAGCCCCTCTTGATCGAACAGATCGTGGAAGGTCTGACCATGGACATCATGCGCCGGGAGTCCTTCCTGGGCCGCATCGCCAACACGGAAGCGCTGAAGAAGCTCGAAAACTTCGGTGACACCATCACCTTCCGCATCCTCAATCCCCCCCCGATCATGCCCTACATCATGAACCAGGATCTGGTTCCCACGGCCACGACCGGCAACAACTTCTCCATCACGGTCAACAACGCCTTCTACGGCTACCCGACCCTCGACCCCATCGACATCAAGCAGATCAACGTGCCGCTCATGGGCAACCTGGCGCGTATGCTGGCCGATGCCCACGCCGAGAACGAGTACAACGTGGTCGTCTCCGGCCTGATCACCACGGTTTATGGCGCCACCGTCATGAACTACGAAGGCCAGGTCCCCGGCACGGTCGCCTACAACCCCACCACCCCCATCACCCCGGCTTCGACCTCCAGGACGGACGCCGCTGACTACATCGTCAACCAGTTCATCAGCGCCCGCAAGGCTTACAACCAGCTTGCGATCCCGCGCAAGGGCCGGTACGCGATGGTCAATTCCGATGTGGAACAGATCCTGCTCGAAAGCGACCAGTTCACCTACCAGATCAGCGGCGAGCAGAACCGGAAGGCCATCGAAGACGGCGATTTCGGCATGAAGGTGGCCGGCTTCGACATCATCGTGACCGACTCCATCCCCACCGCCACCTACAACGGCCAGACCAACATCGCGCAGTGCGTGCTCGGGCACCAGAATGGGCTGGGCTTCATTCGCCAGCTCATGGAGACCGACATCAACTTCAAGATGCAGACCAAGTTCAACCGCGCTTGCCGGCAGTTGGACGTTTTCGGCTACGGTCTCAGCGACTCCCGCTACATGGGCGCTCTCCCGGTCAAGGTGGCCTAACCCCACCCATTGCGGTCCCTGGAGGGTGGTCGGTTCCATCCTCCAGGCCCGCCCCCTCTCAAAGAGGCATCAATGTTCAAGCAAGAAGGCATGGAAGACTTCAGGAAGGTGGCTGCTAATACGGTCGCCATCAAGTACAAGAGCGGCAAGCCCATGTTGCTCCGATCCGACTACCCGACTTCCCTGCTAAACCAGGGTGTGTCGATCCCCATGTGGGACCTGATGGTCAAGCGGGTTCTGGACGAACCCAAAATGGGCGGCATCTGTATCTCGGAAGACAGCGAAGAAGGCCAGGAGATCCTGAACGGTACGCCAACCCAGAGCGTAACCCAGGAATTCCTGCTCGGCCTGGGCGACAAGCGGCTCCGCGAGTTCGCGGAACTGTATGGCGTCAAGGTCAACGAGCGCAACTCCACAAGGTCCGTGGCGCTCAAGGTCCTGTCGGCCATCGCTGACGGCGCCAAGCCCAAGGAAACTCCACAAGCCGTGTAACGGGGTCCAAACATGTTCGCCTACGAATATATCCGCGACAGAATCGACCCGATGCGCCCAGACCTCAAGGGCCGCATGGGGCAATTGGCCTTCCAGGTCGCGGCTAGACGTTTGGCGACAGAGACGCTGGACCTCCAGGAAGAGGTAATTTTCCTCGCTACTGCCGGCTCTGTTTACACCCAGATTTACACCCCGGATGTGGACTGGAGGGTCGCTCTCTATATATTCAAGGCGGAATACCAGAAGCCAGATGGCCATTACCACCCGCTGCCCCTGTTCAACCAGGACGCGCTGAGGGATCTGACCAAGCACACGCACAACGACTCCGGCGACATGAAAGGCTACACCTCTGTTGACGGGAATTTCTGGCCTAACCGACCTCCCGCAATCGACACCCAGATTCGTGCATGGGTCGCCTACAAACCAATTGGCGACTTTGACGAAGTTGATTTCGGGCCTGACTACGAGGACGCTCTGATCCAGGGCGCCCTCGCCCATCTGCTCAGACTACCCGGCGAGCATAGAGACCCCCAGGGGGCCGAAACTGCCGAGG